GCGGAAGCCCAGGCGTCCGCCGCGGCGACCAAGGCTGGCGAGGCTGCTGGCTCGGCGACCACCGCAGCCGGTCATGCCTCCGCTGCGTCCGGCTCGGCGTCTGCCGCCTCGATCTCGGCGCAGACCGCATCGTCGGCCAAGGCCGCTGCCGAGGCTGCCCGCGACAAGGCTGGCCTGTACGCGAACGCGCCGCAGGGCACCGAGGTCTCGCCGGGCGAGTTCTCGGCGAAGCATTGGGCCGCCCAGGCGCAGGCTGCCGTCACTGGCTCGCTGGTCTACATGGGATCGTGGGATGCCGGCACTGGTGCGTTCCCGGCCAACCCGGTGAAGGGTCACTTCTACAAGGTGGTCGGCGAAGGCACTGTGGGCGACATCCACTGGCGAGTCGGCGACCAGGCGCTCTACGGCGCTACCTGGGAGAAGATCGACAACACCGATCAGGTCACCAGCGTCGCCGGTAAGCAGGGCGACGTGACCCTCGTGGCTGGCGACATCGGCGGCCTGGGCGCGCTGGCGACCCGCGACGACGTGGACTTCAACACCCACGTCACCGGGAAGCCGACGACCTACCCGCCGAGCACCCACACGCACACCAAGGCGCAGGTCGGCCTCGACAAGGTGGACAATACCGCCGACCTCGACAAGCCGATCAGCACCGCGACGCAGACGGCGCTCGACGGCAAGGCGGCGGCGACGCACACGCACACCATCGCCAACGTGACCGGCCTCCAGTCCGCGCTCGACGGCAAAGCGGCGGCGTCCCACTCGCACACCATCGCAAACGTAACCGGGCTGCAAGCGGCGCTCGACGGGAAGTCGGCAATCGGCCACACGCATACCGCCGCCGAGATCGCCAACGTCGTCAACGTGACCGACGATCAGTCCATCGGTGGCGTCAAGACGTTCGCCTCCGGGCAGATTCGTGTGCAGGGATTTGGCGGCGAGGCCACGTCCGGCGTCATGTACCTGGGGTCGCTGGATCGCTATGTGTACGTGCCGCCAGCTGCGAACTCGCTGGAGTTCCGATTCGGCGATGGCACGGGTGGCGTCGCGTCCCTCAACGCTGGCGGCACCGTCTGGACCTCGGCGAACTTCAACCCGGCAGGAAAGGCCGACGCCGGTCACACGCACACCATCGCAAACGTCAGCGGCCTCCAGTCCGCACTGGACGGCAAGGCGAGCCTGGGTGGCGCAACCTTCACCGGGCAGGTCACTCTGGCCTATGGCGCGCCGCTGCGGTTGACCGGCATGGGTGCAGCGGGAACCGCGTACATCCACGGAACGAACGGCGCTGGCGATGACGTTTGCTCGATCACCCGCGTGAACACGAACAGCTGGTACAACCTGTACTGGAACGGTGCTGCGAACATTGCGGGCCGCCTGACGGTCGGCGATCAGATTTACCTCAACGCTGGCTGGTTCCGCTCCCAGCAGTCCGGCACCGGCTGGTACTCGGAAGCGCACGGCGGCGGCATCTGGATGCAGGACAGCACCTGGGTTCGCACCTACGGCGGCAAGGGATTCCTTATCGCTGGCCCAGGCGGTAGCGGTGGCGACCTCCGTTTGGAGAGCTACTCGCCAACCATCACCTGTTACGACTCCGACAACGGGACCACGCACTGGCTCCATTGCAACGACAACAACCACGGCTTCCTCGCCAGCAACGCCTTCTCGTGGTGCGCCTACCGCGACGGCAGCAACAATTGGGTCGCCACGGGCAACATCGTCGCCTATGCGTCCGATGCGCGTCTAAAGAAGAACATCGTGGACGCCTCGGCCTCCAAGGTGGCCGACTTCTTCGACCGCTTCCGTGTACGCGAGTTCGATTGGGATGCCAAGGCAATCGCCGAGCTGAATCCCACGTTCCACCCGAGCGCGGATCACGAGGTCGGCGGCATCGCGCAGGAGGCCGAGGAGGTCTACTCGTTGATGGTCGCCACGCACGCAAACGGCATCAAGACGATCCAGTGGGAGAAGGCTATTCCCTTCCTTATCGCTGAGGTGCAGGCGCTGCGTAAGCGCGTCGCGGACCTTGGGGGAGGTGCCTGATGGCCCTCCCCGGCTCCGGCCCTATCTCCTGGGAAATGATCCGCGCCGAGTTTGGCGGCGGCTACCCGATCTACGCGGACCAGTATTACCGAGGACGTGGATTGGTGCCCGACGTTCCGGCCAACTACGGCGTCCCCACGAGCGGCCCGATCTACGCCTCGCAGTTCTACAACGCGGTCAAGGCGACGCCGTTCCAAGCATCGCTGTCGCCGAGCTACCTGATGGGTAACTGGCCTCAGTCCACCAACGGCACGGTCAGCGAGTCGTTCAGCGTTTATTGCTCGGGCGGCACCGGCAACTACTCCGTGGTCTCCCGCTCCGTCACAGGCGGCGCGTCGATCTCCGGCAGCGGCCTCGGTGGCACTGTGACCGCCTCTGGGCGGAACACCTCCCGCATGGGGCAGTTCACAGTCGTCGTCACCGATGGCGTCACGCAGATCACCCTGACCGGCAACTACGAGTACAGCTTCGGTCGTCCGCTCTAACGCATCCACCACCTACAAGAGACCTAATGCACGATGAAGTGAAGCTGGTCGGCGCTCTCGCGGGCGTCGGCCTCATCGTGGGCATCGCAAAGATGCTCACGTCGAACGATCCGATCACCTGGAAGCAGGCGCTCGGCCGCGCAATCCTCTCTGGCGCTACCGGCCTTGCCGCTGGTGCCATCGTCATTTTCATCCCCGGCGTCTCCTTCGTCGCCCAGGTCGCGCTCGCGTGCATCCTGGCGTCGCTCGGCACGTCCGCGCTGGAGACCGTACTGAACCGCGTCGTCAACAAGTGACCGCCCCCAAGGATGCCTTGGAGCGACTGCACGCCGCAGTCGCTGACAAGCTCGCCGACACCATCGACTCGATGGAGTCGGACGCGAAGGGCCTGGCCTCGATCCTCAACGTGGCCCGGCAGTTTCTCAAGGACAACGGCATCGACGTTGCGGCCACGCCGCCCGGCTCACCGCTGGGCAAGCTGGCCGACAAGGTGTCCGAGTTCCCGTTCGATCCCGCTGAGGATGGGCGGCTGAACTGATGGAGGGCATGACGAGCCTCCACGTTCGTCACCCTTTCGAGGACTTCCGCAACTTCGCCTGGTACGTCTGGAAGGAGCTGGGGCTACCAAGCCCCACTCCGATCCAGTACGACATCTGCGAGTTCCTGAAAACCGGCCCGCGCCGTCGCGTCATCATGGCGTACCGCGGCGTCGGCAAGTCCTGGGTGACGGCCGCCTACGTCTGCTGGCTCCTCTGGAAAGACCCCCAGCACAAGATCATGGTGGTCTCGGCATCGAAGGAACGCGCCGATGCGTTCTCGGTGTTCGTCAAGCGCCTGATCGAAACCCTGCCTGAGCTGCAACACCTGCGCCCGCGTCCCGACCAGCGCAACTCGAACCTGGCGTTCGATGTCGGTCCCGCGCAGCCCGATCAGTCGCCCTCGGTGAAGTCGGTCGGCATCAACGGCCAGCTCACCGGCTCCCGCGCCGACACCATCATCGCGGACGACATCGAAGTCCCAAAGAACTCCATGACCGTCGTGCAGCGCGAGAAGCTCGCCGAGCTGGTCAAGGAGTTCGACGCGGTGCTCAAGCCTGGCGGCGAGATCATCTACCTCGGCACTCCGCAGACCGAGGAGTCGCTCTACAACAAGCTGCCCGAGCGCGGCTACGTCATCCGCATCTGGCCTGCGCGCTACCCGAAGGACACCAAGCACCGTCAGGTGTACGGCGACCGCCTCGCGCCGATGATCGCCGATGCGTTCGACGCGAACCCCAAGCTCGCCTGGAAGAACTGCGAGAGCGTCCGCTTCTCCGATGAGGACTTGATGGAGCGCGAGGCGTCCTACGGACGCTCCGGCTTCATGCTCCAGTTCATGCTCGATGCGTCGCTGTCCGACGCCGAGAAGTACCCGCTCAAGCTGTCCGACCTGATCGTGATGGACGTGGACCGCGAGGTCGCTCCGATCCGCGTGGTCTACAGCAGCGGCCCGGAGTACATCGTCAGCGACATCCCGTCCGTGGGCTTCACTGGCGACCGCCTGTACCGGCCCATGTACCTCGCCTCGGAAATGGAGGAGTTCACCGGCAAGGTACTCGCCATCGACCCCTCGGGCCGAGGTGGCGACGAAACCGGCTACGCGGTCGTCGGCATGCTTCGCGGCATGCTCTACGCGCGCCGCGCTGGTGCGACCAAGGGCGGCTACGACGACGACACGCTGGAGACCCTGGCGCACATCGCGCGCGCCGAGAAGGTCTCCGCAGTCCTCATTGAGGCGAACTTCGGTGACGGCATGTTCGCCAAGATGCTCTCCGGCGTCCTGGCGCGCGTGTACCCGTGCTCCATCGAGGAGGTGAAGCACTACGGCACCTCGAAGGAGAACCGAATCATCGACGTGCTGGAGCCGGTGCTGAACCAGCACCGCCTGGTGGTCGATGCCTCGATCATCCGCGCCGATCAGAAGTCCGAACAGAAGTACCAGCTGTGCTACCAGCTGACGCGCATCACGCGCGACCGCGGCGCACTGCGCCACGACGACCGCCTCGAAGCGCTGGCGATGGCCGTGAAGTATTGGGCCGACCAGCTCTCCCGAGACGTG